TTCTATTGAAGCCTTGCAGTTGGCAACAGTATATGCAATGATGTCAATATCGGATTCAAGTTGTAAGACTGACCCAAGCAACAATAAACAAAATGCTAAATGTTTGACTTGCAACTATTCCGATCAATCAAACCAAACTAAGAACCACTATGAACACAATTAAAGTATCTACTAGATCAGCTTATGGACAAACATATGTTGATGTAATTGATGACAAACAACGAGGTGCTTTGCAATCTTTAACAGGCAACAGCACATTAACTCAAAACAATATTAACTCTTTGAAAGTCCTTGGCTTTAACTTTGAGTTAGTACAAGAAAAACCACAAGAGATCTCATTTTAGAACTATGATTGAAAGAACTTACAAAGTCACTTATTGTTGTGATTATCTTGACTCAAATCCAGTTATCAAAACATTTGATGATTATGACGAGATGCAAGATTGGATATCTGAAGAAGTACAAGCTAGACTTGATTTCTTTGTTCAGCATAGTCCTTATACAATTTCTGAAGAAGATTACAAAAATCAGGAAGAAATTGAATATTCATTAATGACTATTAAAGAACTTTAACGATTCCTTAAAGCTTACTTAGTAGGCTTTAAAGAGTCCTTAAGACTCTACAAACCAAACAAACCAAATTGAACCATGAACCAACTAAAACAAGATGTAGCATCTTATATGATCTCTCAACTTGAGAGTGAAGTCGGACTAGATAATGATGTATCAGATTTACACCATTATTTACTTAATGAAGATTATTTCATTATTGGAACTTACGAAGCTAAACAATGGTTAGGCTCTGAAGTCTTTGACGTTATCGAAACAATCAGAGAATATGAGCAGTCAAACTTTGGACAAGTATCAACCGATTTTTCCGACCCTGAGAAAGTCGCTAATATGATTGCTTATATCTTGGGTGAAGAAATATTATCTGAATCTGACATTTATCAACAAATACAATTTGATAAAAACATATTAGAAGAAGATGATATTTCAAACCTTATTGAAGATTTAAAAGAATCTTTCTAGGTGGGCTAATAAGCCTACCTTGAAAGGCTCATAAACCTTTCACTTTACAAACCTTATTTTGAACCACATTATGCTTACTAAACTTGAGAAGAAAGAGTACAAAAAGTTAGGAAAATTAATTCTTAGCTTGCCTACTGACTCAAAACAATTTCATGAGATCACACCTAGATTTCTAGAATTGAATCAAAAAAGATACAATCCTTTTTACAATCGAGGTGCTAAGTAATGACCAAATCAAAATACATTTATCGTACTTATGATAATTCGTCTATTGATGGTATTAAAAAAGCCGATAGAGAACATAACAGGCTTATTAACTTAGGTTATAGAGTAAGCCATACATCAAGCGGATTGATGTCAGCACACATGACTTACGAGTTATGCTCTTAGATTCTTTCTTAGAGGGCGGTCTAGCCCTCTATGAAAGGCTCATAAACCTTTCACTTGTAAACCTTACATTTAGAACCACAATGAAACACAAAACAATCACATCAAAAAGCTACAACAGAAAGTTTTGGCTTAACGATAATCAAGACTTTTGTTGCTCGCCTTTAGATGCACAACACAAAGTAGATTTAGTTGAAGATTGGATTGCACATGAACACGTTGAATCAGTAAGCAAGTATCAATTATCAAATGATCTTGAACACTTCTTTGAAATTCAAAGACATTTAACGATAGTTCAAATGGGAGGGTTCAGCACAATGCTTGACTCATACCGCAACAGAAAAGTGAAAACCTCTTAGTTTTCCCTAGCTGGACATCAACAAGTCAATTTAATTTTAAAAACTAGGTTGACTTTTCTTTTATCCTTTGGCATACTCATATACAGGTATGCCAAATACCATTAACCAAACTACAGGAGCCACAAGCCTTGACTATTTACGAATACTTCAATCAACTTACTTCACAAGGTCTAGGACTAGACCACTCTGAAGAATTTGAAGATGCAATTAATGACACACTTGCATTGATACAACAATCTTCACTAGCTGATATTGAATCAGGAAATGAAGATGACTAGATCACAATGGCAGACGCTTGCAGAACTTGATGAGATACTCACAAAAGCTGCAAGACTAACCGATACATCTTATTCAATAAACCTGCCACATGATAAAGGTGGCAACCTTTCAATGAATGAGTCTATTGAACTCTTTAAAAAAGAGATCATTAAAACAATCAACCAAATCAAAACTAACTAAACAGAACCATGACACAACGCTTCGTAAACATTTCAGTACAAGGTACAACACCTTTACTATGTGGAAATGTTAATTACTCTGACCCAATAGGACAGCATCAAAAAACCAAGAAATTCTTTACAGATAAGAAAGGCAATGCAAAAACAGAAGGAGTCCATAGGGCTATTCGTATTTTGGATTGGCTTTACTCTGGCTATTGGAAGAAAGAAGGTAAAGTTACACTTGATGAAAGTGAAAACTCTGTATCTTTTGAAGGGTTTAGTAACCCTTATTTACCAGCAGCTAACCTACAAAAATGTTTGAAAGAAGCTGCTAAGAAATGGAAGCTTGGTAAAGATGTATCAAGAGCTATCTTTGTTGACACTAATCCAGAGATTAATTTTGGTGCAAAAGAACCAGAAGAAAAAGATGCTTTGAATTTAATTAATTCAAGAGAACCAAAGTATCAACTCGCAGCTTTTACAAGAAGGGGTGTATGGGTAAACAGATTATTGTTTCCTAACTGGTCAGCTACCTTTCATCTCATCATTGATGATGAGCTTATGGGTATAGATCAACTAAGACGTATAGCTAACATGGCAGGTAAGGCTGAAGGGCTTGGTACTTGGCGACCTAGATATGGCAGGTTTGTCGTAACAAATTTACAGGAGGTAGACGAATGAAACCTAACGCTGAAGATTATCCTATCCAAATTTGTGGTATTGCTTGGCGAGAACTTAAAAAAGGTCAGACCATTGATGCTGAAAAGGTAGAAGAAATGTACTTTCTTTTATCAACAAAAGGATTCATTTCTAAATCTAATCATGCTAATAGAGATATTAGTTTTAGATCTTTACAAGTTAAAGAGTGGATAGATGAAAGTAGGGTTTCAATAGGTAAACCTTTAGTTATTAGACAAGACAAAGGTTCTTTGTATATTTTAACTGATGAAGAAGCTGTATCTTATCTTAATAAGAGAGCTTATACAGGTTTGAACATACATAAAACAGCTACTAGAAAAATGTTTAATAGGATTGATGAAGATAATCTTAGTCAGTATGACAAAGATAGACTTCATTCTAATCAAGGTCGCCATGCTTTTATCTCCTCTGCTGTTGATGGTGCAAAGAAACAAGTAGTGCGGATAGAAAAAGATGGTGGTACTATTCCAAAAATAAAACCACCAGATGAAGACTAACTTGTAGGCATCTTTATGTGTAAGTCCTACTTAAACTAGGCTTCTTCCCGTTACGTCATGCAGTTTGCATCAACACCCCGAAATACAATCGCTTGCTAGTTCCACGATTAAGAACTAGCTTTAACACCTCTATAACTTAATAGGTTTGCGAGGTGACCTTGACGATTCTGCACTTGGTCAAGCTTTGTATCATGTTGCATCACGACTCATTGAGATTCTTTCGCTTGTTAGTTCTACGATTAAGAACTATCCTTAACACCTCTATAACTTAATAGGTTTGCGAGGTGACTTACCATTGCCCCTGTATTCGCAGGAACGTGTCGCCATGTGCAGCCCAGCACCGCCCAACAATACAATCGTTGATAGTTCACGATCAAAACTATCTTTCAACATCTCTTATGGTTAATAGCTTAGAGAGATGATTAGTTCGACTCCCACCGATTCGCACCTATGGAGTGCATCGTGATTCACGTCAACCCTTTCGTTGTAGGTTTACGATTAAAACCTTCACCTAAACAATCAACCTAATTTTAAAGGAGGAACCACAATGAAAAGAGATAGAAAAAAAATGACCATAGTTAGATATGGCGATATGCAAGATGCACCAATATTGACCTATAAAACTTTTAAAGATTTAAGGGAGCAATTAATTGAAGAGCTTGCTTGGGATAACGAAGAAGATGAAAGGGATTATCCTTTGTATACGTTTTCTTTAAAAGCATTATTATCACTTGGTGATTATTTTATTGAACTTAAATGGGGGTAATTACTATGAACTTTATGGAAGAGATCAACGAAGAAACTCAGAAGATGCTGAAACAAATCAGCATACGCAAGGCTGAGAAAACATCAGTAGCCAAGAAAAGGATTGCTGAATTAAAAGAACTAATTAAATTCTGGGAGGAATCACTTTGACCAATGAAGTGTACTAAATGCGAAAGCCTAGACATCAAAGTTCTCGAAACTAAGCATAGAAAAGCTGAACAAACAATAGGTTTCCGAAACAAAAGCATCACACCTTATGTCTATAGACGTAGGGTGTGCCTTTCTTGTGGTCATAGATTTACCACAAGAGAATATACAATCCCTGATCTTATCGCCTTTGGTAAGCAGGGCTATCTTGAAATGATAGATGACCTAACACCTAACTAAGAACCACCATGAAAACTAAAATGCCTACACTTTCTGAAGCAACTAGAGTTGTATATAAAAGAAGAAAGAACGGAACTAAATCTGCTACTAATTTCTTGATAGGAATGAAGCATAACATCAAAGCACTTGGTGACCTACCAGTAAATAAAATTACTAGACCTATGGTTAACAAGATGATGGATATTCTTAAAGCTGAACACAAGAATAGTAATGCTGTAGTCAATCAGAAGATGGGCTACCTCAGAGTCGTACTACAAGAAATGGAGGAAGACGGATTTATTGAGATGATTAAGATGCCAAAACCTAGACCAACAAAGAACAGTAAGGTGCATTACCTAACTGAGGATATGGAAAAAGATTTATTAGATTATCTTTATTCAAAACAAAATCCAAACACTTGGCTAGCAGCAGAAATTATTAAATGTTTAATTGATTTAGGTTGCAGAGTAAATGAACTAATGAATCTAGAAAACAGATTTGTTGACTTTGAAAACAATCAAATTAATTTTAACGATAGAAAGAACGATCAAGCTGTAGCTGTACCTATGACAGATAGAGTACAAAAGATAATGAAAAAATGTCTTTCTTATAGTGGAAGACCAACAGAAAAAGTATTCTGTGGTGTTAATTATGCTTGGTTAAATGCTATCTGGCAGAAGGCTAGGAAGGACTTAGGCTATGCCGATAAGAAGTTTTATACTATCCACCTATGCCGACATACCTGTGCATCAAGGCTAGTACAAAGAGGAGTACCGATACTACTGGTCAAGGATTGGCTAGGGCATGAGGATATAGAGAACACTATGATCTATGCACACTTAGCACCAAAGGCTTTGCACTCTGTAGTGGAGGTGTTGAACTGATGGCAGTTAAGTATGACGAGTACATAATTAAATGTACTTACAAGGAATTTAGAATCATTAGATCAGCCTTGAGAACTCTTGAATATGATTACAAAATTCATAGGTTTAGTGATACGGAAAATCAACCTGAAGTAACAAAGATATTAAAAAAATTACATGATATTCAAACAAAACACGCTGAAGAATATAACAAACAAACACTTAAACCTAAGAAGAAAAAGGAGAAGTTGAACTGATGAAGATTGAACTTACTGAAACACAATTATTTGACATAGAGTGGTCAATATTAATTGCTGTTGATTCAGTTCAACAACGACTCTTAAAAGAAAAAAAGATTCCAGATACACCACTTACAAAAAAACTTTGGAAGCTACACGATTACATACAAAAAGAAAGAAAAAAAAATGGTTGAGCCTAGCAAGAAACAACTAGAGCTAGAGCAAAGTATCTCTAGCATCTCAGCCTATAACAAGATCAGTAAACAAAATAAAAATATAGAGAAGGGCAGGGAGTCCGAGAACTATTATGCTCGCAACATCATAGAGTCAGGACTACAGAAGTTAAGCAAAGCAATACAAGATCATATAGATGAAAGTCTTAGCGGTAAGGTAGGAGTTAAAGCTGTCTCTGCTTTGTTTCTTTCTCAGTTCCCAGACGTAGATGTAGTTGCCTTTATTGCTTTCAAAGTATTACTAGATAATGCTTCGCAGTTAAAGACAACTGTATCTACTGCACTCAAGATAGGGCAGATGCTAGAAGACGAACTTAGGTTTACTAAGTTTGAAGAGCTAGACCCTAAACATTTTAAGAACATAAAGAAACATACCAGAGATACCAAGAACGAGGGCTACAAAAGAAACCTTATGGTCTATCACATGAACAGTAAAGGCCATGAGTTTCAGACTTGGACAAGGGGTAATAAACTTAAGGTTGGGCTGAAGTTGATCGAGTTGATAATGATAAAAATAAATATGGTCAACCTTATAAACAAAAAGGTAGGTAAAGGTACAACAAACTATGTAGTTTTTACTGAAAGGTTTATGAAATATATAAGGCAGGGTAGATCAAATAGGATTGCTGCCTTTCCTATCTACCTACCTTGTCTTGATGTACCTCGCCCTTGGAAGTCGATTGACAATGGTGGTTACTTTACAGACAGACTAAAAACAAAAGCAATCAAGAGTTCTAATCAAGACTACCTAAACACACTACGAGGAGAAGACTTAACAACAAGTCTGAAAGCGTTAACTCTGGCGAGTCAGACAGCTTGGGGTGTAAATCAGTTTGTACTAGAAACTCTTGAATACTGTTGGGAGGAACGAATAGAGGTTGGTTCATTAATAGATAGGGAGCTTGCAGAACTGCCAACAAAACCACTCGATATAGATACCAATAAGCAATCACGAAAGGAGTGGAGATACTTAGCTTCTTTAATACATGATATGAACGCACAGAATATGGTCAAGCGTTATCAGATACTATCCATGATTGATACAGCAAAAAGATATTGTGGCGAAAAATTTTATCACGTTTATCAATTTGATTTTACTGGTCGTATGTACCCACTAACTGCACACTTCCACCCACAAGGTAATGACATAGCTAGAGGGCTGCATAGATTCTATGAAGGTGCAGAGATTAAAACTAAACAAGACTTGAACTGGCTGGCGATTAGCGGAGCCAATCATTGGGGTATGAGCAAACATACATACGAAGAAAGATTAGAGTGGGCTTACATAGAAGGTACTGATCTAGCAGAAGAAGTTTATAAAGACCCGATAGGTAGTGTTGGTATATGGGGTAAAGCAAAAGAGCCATTCCAATTTTTGTCTTGGTGTAAGGAGTGGTGCGAGTTTCAATGCGAAGGGTATGGTTATATATCACATCATGTTTGCTGCCTTGATGGTACAAACAATGGGTATCAACACATAGCAGGTCTTATATCTAATCAACATTTAGCTAACAAAGTTAACCTACAAAATGTTAAACAACCACAGGATTTATATAAACAAATACTTGATGTTCTCTTGATGCTATTGAAGTATGACAAGGCAGAGGAAGCACCAATCTGGTACGCACAGAAAGATAAGTTGACAAGAAAGTTCATAAAGAAACCTGTACTTATGATTCCATATAACTCAACTACATTCGGCATAGCAAACTACATAGAAAGATACTTTGTTAATGAAGATGTTTTTATCGCAAAAAATTTTAAGAATAATTTTTATCTTGCAACCATGATTGAACAGGCAGTTCAGTATGTAACCCCAGAAAGCTATGAAGTATTGAAGTACTTACAGACTACAGCGTTATGTTTTAACAAAGAAAACAAACCTATCTCTTGGCATACACCATCAGGGTTTCTTGTACAACAGAACTATTACAAGAATGATGTTAAAAGAGTAAAGACTAAACTAAGTAACTCAAGTGTAAGGCTGAGTCTTGCTGAACCAGATACTACTAAGATAGATAAACGCAAACAGGCACAGGGTTTTCCTAGTAATTATATACATAGTCTTGATGCTGCACATTGCCACATGAGTTTAGTTGAAGCAAGCAAGCATGGATTAAAAAACTTTTGTGTCATACATGATTGCTATGGAAGTCCAGCTAGTGAACTTCAAAGGTTTATCGAATGTGTAAAGCAAAGTTTCTTTAACATTTATAGCGACAACAATCTAGATAATTTATACCACCAAACAACACAACAACTAAGTGATACAAATAAGTTACCAGCAGCACTAGATATGGGAGACTATGATATTACAGATGTGTTGACAGCACCATATATATTTACATAGCAAGAGATCAAGGTATAGTTAGGGAACGTCTTTTATAGACGCATTAAAACGGAAACCAAACCAAGGTATCAAACATGGAAGATCTCAAGCCAGAGACTATTAAAATAGTCACACCGAATCCTACTAACTTTAGGTATTCATATCTTGTAACCCCTGACGAGTACAAGGGTGTCAAGAAATATAAAGCAGAATGTCTTATTAAGAAAGGCATAATGATGAAAGATGAAATGGGTAGGGAAGTTGATGCGGTTGAACATATTATTGAGCAGCTTGAAGGCTTGCTTGATAGATGGAAAGCAGCGTTAAAAGAATACTATCCAGATAGAAAGTTTACTCTTACCAAAAATAAGTTTGGAGAACCAAGCTTACCTTGGACAACAGAAGATGATTACTTAGTCATCAAGACCAATAAAAAAGCTGGTGGGGTAAAACAAAATGGTGATGTATGGACTAATCCACCTGTTACTTTCTGGGCTAACGAAGACCCACTACGTCTTATGTCAGATGAAGAAAAGAAAGAGTATGAAAAGATTAGTCCTATGACAGAAGGCCAGATGTCTATGAAGTGTAGTGGCTATGACGCAGGTGCTAATGGTGTCGGTATCAGATGCCAACCTTTACAAGTCATAGTTAGAAAGCACGTTGAATGGACAGGTAGCCCAGACTTTGAAGCAGCACCACCAAGTAGTTATGAAGAGAAAAGTACTGCGTCAACAGCAGCCGACTTCTAAATACAAAAGTAAATTTGAAAGTCAATTTGCTGACAACTTAACCAAAAAGAAAATTATCTTTACCTATGAAACTCTCAGCATTGACTATGAAATCACTTGCACCTATCGCCCTGACTTTATCCTCAACAATTTTATTGTTGAAACGAAGGGCTACTTCTCGAAAGAAGATAGACGCAAACATCTTGCGATTAAGGAGAAACGACCCGACTTAGATATAAGGTTCTGTTTTCAAAATAGCAGAACCAAACTATCCAAAGCCAAGAACTCTATCTCTTACGCCAAGTGGTGTGAGAGACATGGGTTTCAATACTGCGATAAATTTATTCCTGATGATTGGTACTTATGAAAGATTACAAAGCTGGCGAATACACAATTCAAGAACACGTTAAAGAATGTGGTCATTTAATTGACTTACCGCCACACGATTATTTATTGCACTTGCCAAAAAGAACATACAAAAATGAAGAGCCAATACAAAAACAAAATAGTTTGCCCTGAGTGCGGTAAAAAAAACTGTGCTGTCTTTGATGACGGACACCACCATTGTTTCACTATGGACTGTGGCTACACCTACTACCCAAACAAAAAAGAAAAGCAAGTGACCAGTAAGATCATTCCTATTTACAAACCAAACCCACAGTTACTTAAGGTAACACCGATTGCTTTACCTAAACGTGGAATCACTAAGGAGACTTCAGAACTATTTGGTTATGGTATGTCAGAGTACAGAAGACAGCCAGTACAAGTAGCTACATATAAAGATCAGAAAGGTAATGATGTTGCACAGCACATACGCTTTCAAGATAAGAAGTTTATATGGATAGGAGATATGTCAAAGGTACAGCTATGGGGTCAGCATCTATGGAGACAACATGGAGGTAATGGTTCTGTCTTTTTAACTGTATGTGAAGGAGAGATTGATTGCATGAGTGCTAGTCAGATACAAGGTAATAAGTTTCCATGTGTATCTATACCATCAGGAGTGCAGTCAGCAGCCAAGTACTTAGCAGCAAACTACAAATGGCTTGATAGTTTTTGTCGTATTGTTATTTGCTTTGACAATGATGAAGCAGGTAATAAAGCAGCAGAAAAATGTATGGAGGTATTGCCAAGAGGTAAGGTTGCTATAGCTAGACTAGATCGTAATGACGTTAACGATCATCTTGTATCAGGAGAAGGTGAGCTAGTCAAAGATAGGCTATGGAAAGCTAGACCAGTAAGACCTGACTCTCTTATCAATGCAGCAGACGCTTGGGATTTGTTTACTAAAGAAACAAGTAAGCCTGTATCAGACTTTCCATTTCCAAAGCTAAATGAATATACAAGAGGTTTGTTTCCTAGTCAGATCTTTACAGTAGCTAGTGCTAGTGGTGCAGGTAAGTCCACGATATGCAGGGAGCTATGCCACCACTTCTTAAAAAGAAAGATAAAGGTTGGTTACATTGGGTTAGAAGAATCAGTACAAAGAACTCTTCAAGGTCTAGTAGGTATTGACTTAAACATTCCTTTGCACTTAAATGAAGATGGCATAACTAAAGATGATCTGCGGATTGCGTTTGATAACCTCACATCAACACGCAATCTTTTTTTATACAATCATTTCGGTAGTCTTGAGCCTGATGTATTACTAGAACAGATAAGATATTTAGCTACTGTTGATGGAGTAAAGGTAGTCATATTAGATCACATTAGTATAGTTTTGTCAGGCTTAGAGTTAGATAATGAACGCAAAGCAATAGATATAATAATGACCAAGCTTAGAAGTTTGAGTGAAGCAACTGGTATAGCTATTGTATTAGTCAGCCATTTACGCAGACCACAAGGACAATCACATGAGTCTGGCAGAGAGGTAGATACATCTGACTTGAGAGGGTCGCATAGTCTCCTTCAGTTATCTGATGTCGTGTTATCTGCATCAAGAAACCAGACAGGAGAAGCTAGTGAGAGACAGCGATTACAACTAAAGGTGTTGAAATCAAGACATACTGGAATGACAGGAGAAGTAGATAAATTATTGTACGACCAGAAGACAGGTCGGCTTGTTGTATATGAGGATTTTATTTAGCTATGACTTTACTTATTGATGCTGATTGGTTGATCTACAATTCTTGCTGTGCGTGTGAACAAGACACAAGATGGAATGATTGGGAGCATACTCTTCACTCTGATGAAAGAGACATACTTAATCTGATAGAGAACAGACTAGACGTTTATAGAACTATTGCTGACAGTAAGCACGACATAGTTATGTGCTTTACTTCTTACCCTACATTTAGACATGAGATATTCCCTGAGTACAAGATCAATAGGATAGGTAAACGTAAACCACTAGCACTCAAGAGTGTCATCAAAGAAGTAAAAAAAAGATATGAAACTGTAGCTTATGAAAACCTAGAAGGTGATGACGTACTTGGTTTGCTTGCTACCAATGGCAGATACAAAGACCCAATAATAGTTTCAGTAGATAAAGATATGAGAACACTACCATGCAAACTTATAGCTGATGATTCGATAGAACATATAACAAACAAAAAAGCAGACAGGCATTGGTTTGAGATGTCGTTAGCTGGTGATGCAGGTGACGGAATACTAGGTATCAAAGGTATGGGTATGGTTACTGCTTCAAAGACTTTAGCTAGTACACCTGATACCAAAGAAGCACTATGGTTTAAGGTACAGGAGACATATACAAAGAAAGGTTACACCATTGCTGATGCTATCTTGAACGCAAGACTTACAAGAATATTAAGAGAAGGAGATTATGATTACAATACAGGAGAAGTAAAACTTTGGAACCCATAAAGAAAACCCCAAGAGGAACCACACCCTTGAGGTTTTCTTAGCGTTGCAACAAGGTAACCACTCCTTGCTATCTACAGACTAACATATAATATAGATATAGCTCTTAAATTTTTGTGTCTTTACCTGTAATTACTGACGAACTTATACAAGCTTTAGATGCTGTGTTTCCTAACAGACACCCAGACCTATCGCTGTCAGATCGAGAAGTGTGGTATCGTGCAGGGCAAAGGTCTGTTGTTGACTATTTAATTGAACAGCAACTTAGACAAAAAGAAACTATGTTAACTAACAGAGTATTGGAGAACTAGCTATGTGCATGGGTGGTGGTCAAAGAGTAACTAATGCGTTGCAAGGTAAGAGAGAGGTTAGAAATGATCCTGTCGTAGTTACAGGTGAACAAGAAGGTCTTGAAAAGAAAAAGAAAAAAAATGAAACAGCAGATTCTTTGAAGATTGCAAAACAAAAAGAAGCTAAAAACTTTTCTAATCCAACTATTGCTACAGCACAAAAGCTAACGCAAACAAAAAGGAAGACTTTAATTTAGTTCATGCTAGTATAAGGAAAAATTAATATTTATTAATTATGTGTTTAGGAGGAAGACCCAAGCCACCACCAACTCCCGCACCAGAGCCAGTTGATTCTCCTATAGAAGATACTGCTGATGCTGTTGTTGTTGGCAAACAAAAGAAGAAACAAGCTGCTGATACAAAAGTTGCTATGGGTAGAAGAATGGGAACTAGATCATTACAGATACCATTACTTGATGGTGCAAAAGGTGGAGATTTAAATTACCCAACTTAATATGGAATACTCAGCACAAGGCACAACCGCAGCAGGTAGGTATGAAGCACTTGTTAGTAGTAGGTCTGTCTACGATAGAGAAGCAAAAGAATCTTCAAAGCTAACGATACCTAGCTTGATACCAGAACAAACAACTGGTACAAGGGCAAGAATAAAAACTCCTTTCCAAGCTACTGGTAGTCGTGGTGTGAATAGCTTGTCGAATAAATTATTAATGACTTTGCTTCCTCCAAGCACAGCATTTTTTAAATTAGAAATAGATGCTCTTGAGATAAGAAAGCAAGGGCAAGAACAAATGCAGAGTGAAATAGATAAAGGACTACGCACAATAGAAAATGCTTTGATGAATCAGATAGAAATATCTAATGACAGAGTTGCCATGTTTGAAGCTATCAAACATCTTGTCGTATCAGGTAACGTTTTGTTATATCTAACAGATGCAGGTCTTAAAGTCTTTCCATTATCTAAGTTTGTTTGTAAGCGTGATGAAGTAGGTAATGTATTAGAAATACTTACTAAAGAAACAATACACCCACAAGCTTTACCTGCTGCTTTCTTAGAACAGATCAAGAAGAAAGAGAACTATGACGCTAAGACAATGACAGATGACCTTGATATATACACACATATAAAAAGGATTAATGATGATGTCTTTTGGTTTCAAGAATGTAAGGGAGAGAAGATACCAAACACAGATGGTAGATCAAGAGTAGATGTAACACCTTGGCTACCTCTTAGATTTATCCGAGTTGATGGTGAAGATTATGGTAGAGGTTATGTTGAAGAATACAGAGGAGACTTGATTAGTCTTGAGTCTTTAATGCAAGCCATAATCGAAGGTGCTGCTGCTAGTGCGAAGACGCTTTTTCTAGTCAATCCGAATGGTGTCACAAGGGCAGCAACCATAAGCAAAGCACCGAATGGAGCAGTAAGAGAAGGTACAGCAGCAGATATAAGTGTCATGCAAGTTGGTAAAAGTGCAGACTTCTCTGTTGCTTTTAGTGCCATACAAAGAATAGAAGCAAGACTTGAATTTGCTTTCTTGATGGCAAGATCAGTACAACGTGACGCAGAAAGAGTAACAGCAGCCGAGATAAATCTTATGGCACAAGAGCTAGAGAATAGTCTTGGTGGTATCTATAGTATCTTAACTCAAGAGTTTCAATTACCATATCTTAGAAGACGTATGCACTTACTGGTAAGACAGGGTAAAGTTCCCAAGCTGCCTGATGAACTGGTCAAACCCAAGATAGTGACAGGACTTCAAGGACTTGGTAGGGGTAATGATAGAAACAAACTGATAGAGTTTATAGGAACTGTAGCTCAAGCTTTAGGACCAGATGTAATGAGGCAATACGTCAATGTAGATGAAGCGGTTAAAAGACTAGCTACCAGTATCGGTATAGATACTGCTAACCTAGTAAAAACACAAGAACAAATCCAAGAAGAACAACAAGTTGCACAACAACAGCAGCTTATTCAAAGTCTTGGACCTGCTGCTTTAGGCTCACCATTAGTTGATCCTAAAAAATTAGCTGATGCTTCACAACAATTACCAACGGAGGAACCTCAAGATGCCCAGTAAAAAGTCTAGGAAAAGAGATGAAGATGGAAAGTTTGTCTCTGAAAAAGCTATCGTTAGCGAACTAGGTGTTAACGAAGAAAACCCTGTACCCGAAAAGTCTGGTGATGTCACTACTAGACATGGCAGTACAATTCACTATAGTTAAAAGAAAACCACTATGACTTCATCACAAGTAAATGTTTCAGAGACACCGCCAATGTCTGCTTCAGACTTGGAAGGTTTAAAAGATGAAAATGGTTTATATGCTGGCAAGTTTAAAACTGTAGAGGATTTGGTAGGAAGCTACAAAGAACTCGAAGGTAAGCTTGGTGCTATAGATCAAACCAGAGAAGAACCAGAAGGTGTAGCAGAAGAAGAGACAGAAGAACAAGAAACAGAAACCAACGATTCTGAATTTGATGCAGAAGAGTTTTATGGAGATGGCCTTGCTTCGGTACTAGAAGAAGTTGGTATTGATCCAGTAGATATATCAAATCGCTTTGCAGAGAATGATGAAATTACTGAAAATGATTACAGCAAGCTAAGTGAAGCTGGCTTCTCAAAACAAATTGTTGATACCTATTTAGATGGTCTTCGTAATGCTGGTTTAGCAGGTGAAGTAGATGCACAAGGTATCAAAGATTCAGTAGGTGGAGATGAAAGCTATGGTCAAATGGTTTCTTGGGCTATAGAAAATCTACCTTCTGAAGAAGTCCAAGCCTTTAATAAGTTAACTGATACAGGAGATGGACCTGCTATTAAGTTGGCTGTTCAAGGTATCTATTCACAATACAATAACGCTATGGGAGTTGAACCAAGTCTTTACTCAGGTCGTGCTTCGGCAAGTGGACCTACACCATTTAGATCTACAGCAGAAGTAGTAACTGCTATGTCTGATCCTCGTTGGGAGAAAGACGTATCTTATACAGAAAATGTAAAAGCACGTTTAGCAGGTTCTAACGTATTCGGTAATGGCTAAACCTACAAATCCAAAACTTTACGCAAGAATAAAAGCTAAAGTAAAACGTACTGTAAAGAAGTGGCCTTCTGCTTATGCAAGTGGACAACTTGTAAGGCAGTATAAGGCTGCTGGTGGAGGTTACTCTTAAAATGAAAAAACTAACAGACAAACAAAAAAAGAATCTTGATAAAACTGGTGATGGTAAACTCACCAAAGAAGATTTTTTATTAGTTCGTAGACTAAAGAAAAAGAAAAATGGCAAAGCTTAGTCTTAGTCAAATCAGAACTCTGAAGAAACATTCAGAGCATCATTCTAAAAAACACATGGATATGATGAAGAAGCTTATGCGTGAAGGTTCTTCATTCAAAGCTGCACACAACAAAGCACAAAAAAATGTAGGCAAATGAGTCTCGACAGATGGTTTAAAGAAAAGTGGGTTGATGTCAAAACAGGCAAGAAATGTGGCCGAGGTAAGAATGAGAAAGGCAGACCTTACCCTGCTTGCAGACCATCAAAGAGAGTTAGTAGTAAGACTCCAAAGACTACAAGTGAAATGAGTAGCAAAGAAAAAGCTAGATTTAAAAGAGAAAAAACAAGTTCAAAAAATATCACCTATCAACATAGAAGAAAAAGAAATAGTTTAAAGATTGCGTAAAAGTGTTATATTTTAAGTAGCTTACATTTTTTATGTCTAAGGGTGTATCAATGACTAAAGCAGATAAAGACCCCACAGGTGGTCTTACTGCTAGAGGTCGGAGAAAATACAACCGAGCAACAGGTGGAAACTTGCAAGCTCCTGTTACTAAAACAAGTGGACTTTCACCTAGACAAAAAGCAAGAAGGAAATCTTTTTGTGCAAGAATGTCTAAGGTAAAAGGACCATTAAAAAAAGATGGCAAGCTAACTCGCAAAGCTCTTGCACTACGCAAGTGGAATTGTGGGTCTGCATAAATTAACAAAGTAGAAATCTAAATATCCTTGTGCCTGATGCGTCAGATACCACTTGAGAGAAAGGATTGAAACGAAGTTAGTTACTCAAATTTGTAAACATTAATCAAGGAGTTTTCCTATGGCTAACGCCACAGTATCACGCCTTGGTTTGGTTAATAATACTGGCACAGCGTTTGACGCACTTTTTCTTAAAATCTTTTCAGGAGAAGTTCTAACTGCGTTTGCCAGAAATAACATTTTTAACGAGCAACTTCATTCAGTTCGTACTATCACAAGTGGTAAGTCAGCACAGTTTCCAGTATTAGGAACTGCTACTGCTGCATACCATACAGTAGGAACTCCTCTTGTTGGTGCTAACCAAATCAAGGCAAACGAAAAGATTATCAACATTGATGATCTTCTAATTGCACAGAGTTTCATTGCTAACATTGATGAACTCAAGAATCATTATGACGTAAGAGCAACTTACGCTGATGAACTAGGTAAGGCACTTGCTCGTACATACGATCAAAACGTAGCCAAGCAAATTGCAAACGCTTCCAGAGCTTCTACTACTCTTAGTGGTGGTAATGGCGGTCTTGTATTAACACTTGCTAATGGTAATACAGCTTCTTCTGATGTTACTGGTGATGAAATAGCAGCAGCTATTTATGACATTGCACAGACATTTGACGAAAGAGACATTCCTCCAACAGATCGTTTCTGTGTATTGCCACCTGCTGAGTACTACAAACTTGCTGAGTCTGCTACAAGAACTGTAGACGTTGACTTCAACCCACAGGGTAATGGTTCGTTTGCTTCTGGTAAGGTACAACAAGTTGCTGGCATACCAATCATGATGTCAAACAACGTACCTCAGAGTAACGTAGGTTCTAACCCAAGTGGTGCTAATAACACTTACTCAGGTGACGATAGTAAAACTATTGGTCTTGTCTTCCACAAATCGGCTGTCGGTACAGTTAAGTTGATGGATATGACAACTGAGATCTCTGGTTCTGACTACGGAATTATGTATCAAGGTACATTAATGGTTGCTAAGTATGCTCTTGGTCATGGAATCCTAAGACCAGAATGTGCAGCTACTATTAAGCTATCTGCTTCTTAATTTCAATTTATAGGGTATCTTATTATTAGATACCCTTTTTTTTATACCCATGTATCATTCAAAGAAGAAAAAAAAGAAAGGTGGGAGAGACTCACTTAAGATTAAAAAGAAAGGCTACTAATTATGTTTGGCAAGAATAAAAAGAAAAAAGGTATTCTTGGATTAGAAGGTCAAGCTTATGTTGATGCCTACAATCAAAAGATGAACGATACAGGTAAAACAACGCTTGCTGAAAAAGCTAGGTTCGTAAAAGAAACAGCTAAAATTAGAAACAAACTTATTGAACAAGGAGGTATGTAATGGCTGTAGCTGCAACCACAGAACTTGCGTGTATCAATATAATGCTTGCTGCTATAGGTGAAGCACCTATAAATAGTCTTGTTGGTACTCTTCCTGTTGATGCTCGTATTGCTCAATCAACCCTTACTGAAGTAAACAAAAGTGTGCAATCAGAAGGCTGGTCTTTTAATACAGAAATAGATGTAACTCTTACAAGAGATGGATCTAATCAAATAAATATTCCTACAGATGTTTTAAGAGTAGATGCTAATATTCATCAACACCCAACTATTGACCCTATACAACGTGGTTCTAAGTTATACGATAGACAAAATAATAAATATGAATTTGATGAAGATTTAATTTGTACTGTTGTTTACTTTAGAGATTTTGATGAAATACCAGAACCAGCTAGACACTATATGAATATACAAGCTGCAAGAAAGTTTGTTGACAGACTTGTAAGTGACCAAGCATTAAGAACCTATACATTGCAAGACGAGCAAAGAGCTAGAGCAATACTTATGGAAACTGATTTAGCAAATGGAGATCACAATATACTAAGAGGAGATCCTTCTCTTACTAGTATCTTTGATACTTACAATCCTTCTAGTGCTTTAATTAGATAACTATGGCTGTCATATCAAGAGCTATACCTACATTATTGAGAGGTATATCGCAATCTTCTGATGCTTTGAAGCAAGCAGACCACGCTGATATACAAGACAACGCTGACAGTAACCCTGTTCTTGGTCTAACAAAAAGGTCTGGTTCTCAATTTTTAGCTTCAGTTGGCAGTTCTACTCTTGGCAATGTACACATACAAACTATAAATAGAGATGCAAGTGAGCAGTATGTAGCGATATTTAGTAATGGCAATGTAAAAGTTTTTGAGTTAGATGGAAATGAATTAACAGTAAATAAACCAGATGGTACGAACTATTTAAACACATCAAGTCCTAGAAGTGTAATGAAGACAGTAACTATTGCTGACTTCACGTTTGTTGTTAATACAAGCATTACACCTGCTATGGACTCAGCAGTATCAAATAGTGCTAGTAATATTACACAAGCAATAGTATTTATAAATCAAGCAACAGCTAAGACAACTTATTCTGTAACTGTAGATGGTGTAACAGTAACAGATGACACTACTGGCAATGATCCTCTTTCAACTACAACTGTTGCTACTGATCTTACTGCTGGTTTAAACTCTGGTCTTACAGGTTTTACGATTGCTAGAAATGGTCCTGTAATACATATTAAAAAAAATGATGGCAGTAATTTTTCAATAGATGGTAATGATTCTCAAGGTAATACCAAAATGACAGTTATAAAAGATACAGTACAGCAGTTTACTGATCTTCCTAATGTGTCACCTAATGGATATGTAGTAGAGATTGTTGGTGATGAAGGTACAGATTTTGATAATTATTATGTTAAATTTACAACTAATAATGGCAATGCTTTTGAAGAAGGGCAATGGTCAGAAACAGTAGAAGCTGGCATACCTTTTAAATTTAATTACGACACAATGCCACACGTTCTTATACGTCAGGCAGATGGTAATTTTAGATTTGCAAGAGTAGATGGAGATACATATACAATATCTGGTACGACATATACATTACCTAAATGGGGTGAACGTGTTGTTGGTGATTTAGTATCATCACCAGATCCTTCTTTTATTGGCAATAAAATAAATAATGTATTTTTCTTTAGAAACAGGCTTGGTTTTCTTGCAGCAGACAATGTAATACTTTCAACAGTATCAGAGTTTTTTAATTTTTTCCCAGAAACAGTTATATCAGTTTTAGATACAGAACCCATAGACGTAGCTGCATCTCATACAAAGGTTGCAATATTGAAACACGCAGTAACTATGGGAGAAAAACTTATATTATTTTCTGAACAAACGCAATTTGTATTATCAAGTTCAGCAGACAACCTTACACCTTCAACAGCTAACGTACTGGTGCAAACTGAATTTGAAAGTAACGCAGCAGCACAGCCTGTAGGTTCTGGTTCTTCTATTTATTTTTTAACTAAAAAAGGTTCTTTTGCAGGTATCAGAGAGTATATTATTGCAGGTAATCAACAGATACAAGATGCTGCGAATACTACTATTCATGTACCAAGACTAATACCAAGTGGCATTTTTAAAATGGCAGTATCAAACAACCAAGATATTCTTGTTTTGCTTGGTACAGAAAATCCAAACAAATTATATGTAAACAGATGGTTATATGGTGAAGGGTTTAGTAAAGCATTAAACGCTTGGTTTACTTATACATTAAACAGTAATAGGTCTATATTAAATATTGATTTTATTGGTACTGATTTAATATTGGTAATAGAAGAAGCTAATGGTGTAACCCTAGAAAAAATACCATTTGAAACTAACTTTAGAGAACCTAATGCAGAGTTTGAATATCACCTAGATCATAAAGTAACTGAAGCTACTAGCGGTGTATCTGTTGCTTACAACTCTGCTACTGGTATCTCTACATTTACAGTTCCTTATAGATTAAGAGCCAACATGAATATTATTGGTCGTTATCTTGCCAGCAATGAAACAAGTACGTTTGTAGATGCTGAAGGCAATACAAAAACTCTTGTATCAGGACAAGCACTTACAACTACCAATACATCAGATGGATCTACTTCTACAATTACAGCAACAGGTGATTTTAGAAATAGTAAATTTATTATTGGTGAACCTTTTGAAATGCACTATAGATTTAGTAAACAAAGATTAACTCAAGGCGGTGGAGGTGCTTCTGAACTTATAAGTGGTCGATTACAAATACATCATTTTTATATTAAGTATGAAGATTCTGGTTTCTTTCAAGTAGAAGTAACACCTGAGAATAGAGATACATCATTACATAAATTTACTGGTCGTTTGCTTGGTGCTGCTTCTGCTTCGATTGGTCAGATTAATTTAGATACAGGTACATTTAAAGTACCAATTATGAGTAAGTCAGATAGAGTAGATATAGATGTAAAGAACAATACGTTTTTGCCTACTTTATTAGCTAGTGCAGAATTTGAAGGAGTATTTCACATGAGGAGTAGAAGAGTTTAATGGGATATTTAAGAAAATCAAAACTATCAGATCTTAACTATGTATGTCAAAACATGAGAATGATGGATCGACTTGAAAGTAAATATCAGACAGGACAAGATCCAGAAGATGCTTTGCGTTTGTCTTATTTGTATGGCGAAAAAGTATTGACTATAGCTGGTGATAAAGATCAACCTATGGGATTATGTGGAGTAATAAAAGATGGTTGTATATGGTGTATCATGACAGATGAACTATTTGAGAATAAAAAATATAAAATACAACTTATTAGAAAAGGTAGAGAATGGGTAGATAATTTGTTGAAATCTTATAAACTCCTATATAATTTTGTATATGCAGAGAATCATGCTGCTATAAAGTGGCTAGAAGCTCTCGGTTTTGTTTTTATAAAGTATCACGAAAAGTATGGTCAACATGAAAAACCATTCTATGAATTTTTGAGGATTGCCTAAATGTGTAGTCTTGTTGGTGCTAGTGCTGGTATAAGTTTATTTCAAGGGCTTGCTATGCGTGGTGCTGCACAAGACGCTGCTGAACAAGCATATCAAACAGAGGTGGCAGGTGTAGCTAATGCTGAAACTGATAAAAGAAATAAACAAGCAGCATTAATGGAACAACAAAGTGATAAAGAAAAAACTTCCGCACAAGATAAATTTGCTAAAAGTATTGATGCCTTAAAAGCTAGAGCTTCACTCTTAGCTTCAGAAAGATCAGGTGTAAGTTTTGGTTTGATTTTACAGGATAACGAAAGACAAGCAGCAAACTATAGAGAATCTATAAGACAATCATTAGAATCGGCAAGAAGACAGCATAAGAGGTCTATACAGCAGACAGAATCACAATATCAAAATATAAGAAATCAATACAGAAGTCAGACACAACAAGCATATAATCAAATACCTTCTCTAGGATCAGTATTATTGGGTGCAGGTGCAAGTGCCTTGCAGACCGAAATCGCTGTAAATCGTTAAAACTATGTCATCAAGTTTTCAAAGTACTGCTTACCAATCGTTTGCACAACCAGTTGATACGTTTGTAGAACCTGTTAAGGTTTTGCCTAAAACTAATATGATGGCACTTGCTGAAACTTTGAAGGTTATAAATCCAGTATTAGAAAAGTTTATAGAAACTAAAATTGACGAAAGAAGAGCAGAAATATCAGAAGAAGCAATGAATGATGCTTTAGATAGCTCAACAAACGATTGGGCTGACGCATCTAAATATGTAAGAGATAATAAACTTTTTAGTGGTAATAGACTTTATAACAAGGTTTTTAAAAGAACAAAAGCTACTATCTTAGGTGGTAGTTTAGAAAGTAAATTTAAAACTGAATACGAAAGTGCAACAGTAGATGGAGTGCCTTTATCAAACTTTTCTTTAGATTCATTAGAGTTTTCAGATTGGTTAAATGAAACAAGAACAGAAGTTATAAATTCTTTAGGTGATGTAGATAGTGATACCTTTAACAAGAAATTCTTTCCATACCTTATAAATGCCACAACTAAAATAACTGACATTCACGAAAAAAGACATGAGGAGTTTCAAGTAGAAAAATTAAAAATTGATGCTTCTAGTCTTGCTAAAAATGTAATAAATTTTCAAACAGCAGGTCCAGACTCAGATGATGTAAGCAAAAATCAATTTTTATTATTAACAGCTTCTATAGATCAATTTGAAAATGATATAAATAAATTAGGATTAAGTTCAAAAAATAGATCAGCTATAAATAAAACAATATTAGATAGTCTTAGTGCTGAAGCAAAAAGAATTGGGTTTGATACTGGTGATGTAGATTTAGCTCTATCAATTTTTAAAAGTGCAGATCAATTTCCCTTTGGTCCTAGTGGACAGTTAACTTTATTAGAACACCCTGACTACGTTGAAATGGAGAATAAGTTAAGAGAAGATGTTGAAGACTATACAGACAAAGCAGATAGAAGAGACAGGGCAGATGCAAAAAGACAGAAAGAAGAAGCTATAGAATTAGGTATGTTAAATGTTGCATCTTTGTATGCAGCAGGGAAAGGAGAAGAAGCAGTTAATTTATTAGAAGAATTACAAAGAGCAAACCCATTAATTGCAACAAAACTAGCTTCAAATGCACAAGTTTTAGATGGCGATACGAATGAAAGATATGGTCAATTACTATTTAAAATACAAGAAAATCAATTTGATACATTATCAGATGCAAGAATAGCAGCTATGGCTTGGTTTCTTGATCCAGCTACAATTAAAGATGACCAAAATACAGGCAGATTAAACACTTTAATGACTCTTGCAGGTACAGTTGATAAAGGAATTTTAACACCTTTAAATAGTTATTTCACAACTTACGAAGGAAGATCTAAAAATTTACTTACATCAGATACCCAATTAAAGATATTTTCTGCAATAGGTAAAGAAGAACAATTAAATCTTGTAAAAGTAAATCTTGAAGAATTTAAACAAGAGTTTAGAGAATGGAGATTAGAAAATCCAAATGCAGGTACAGGACAGATTAATGCAGAATATGACAGACTTGCAGATATATATGATGCTAAATTACTAGCTAAATTAAAAGGACAACTAGACCCTTCAAGTGAACAACCTGACAATAATACAGAATTTATAAATCAAAACCAAAGCGGACTTGAAGGAGTAGCTACAGATAGTGGAACTAATAACAATAACGAAACTGGTGATTTCTTTGGTAACACAAGTCTACCTTCAGTTGAATCAAGAGTTATTGCTGAACTAACAAGAATGGGAGGTATTACAAAAGAAAATAGAGATAAGTTACTAGAAGAAGTAGTAGCAGAAAAAGCAAAAATGAACTTTACAAATATCGTTGGAAAGTCAGAAGCAGATCGAATAATTAGATTTTTACAAACAGGTGAATATGGATTTGGCGGTGAAGGTCCAAGGGTTTATGAACCTATGAAGTTATTAATAGATGATTTTGAAGCTAGTGCTTTTACTGATGATGATTCACCTACTACTGTTACTGTTGAAGTAGGTGATACTTTAAGCGAATTAGCAGATCAGTTTGGCTCATCAGTACAAGCCATTATGGAAGCAAACAATATTACTAATGCAGATTTAATACAAGCAGGTCAAGAATTAATTGTACCAATGGTTGAGAGAGTAAACATGCAAGAAGAAAAAAATAATCAAATAAAAGCATTAAATGTGATATTAAAAGATACAGACAAGACAAAAGTAATACCTCAACCTAAGATAGAAGATATGTTGTTAGCTGTAGGTTTTGAGCCAGAGATTGCTAAAATCATGGCTGCTGTAGCAATGGCAGAATCAGCAGGTAATCCTATGATTGATACAGTAAAATCAGGTTTAGATCCACAGAAGAAAAAAGAATTTTCTATAGGTTTATTACAACTAAATATGAAAGATGATAGGGAAAGGTTGTTAGATGTGTTTGATATTGAATCTGAAGAAGAGTTATATGATCCTATTATTAATGTAATTGCAGCCAAGCGACTTTATGATGAACAAGGACTAGATGCTTGGGGTGCATACAAAAATGGCTCCTATAAAAAGTTTTTAAAGAACTAACATGACAGACTCAAACATCAATAATCTTCTAAATAATGAAGAGGAAGAAGAAAAGAAAAAAATAGAAACACCAGAAACAGATGCTTTGTTTCAAAGGTTTGATAATCAACCCCTATCTGCTGTCAGCAAAGTTATAAACAAAAGCCAAGCAGGTGTAGTAGATTTTTTTGATAATAAGTTTTTAGGAAATCAAAGAAGTTTTGAAGAAATATTAGAAAACAGATCAAGAATAAGAAATGAAGCAGAAGAGAAACGACAAGAGATAAGTGAAGAAATCACAAAAACAAAAGCATCACAAGTAGTTAGAGGTGCTATAACTGGTCCTTTAAAAGCAATAAATGAAACTGTAGAGTTTGCAGATGATATATACGACTATCTAGCTGGCAATCCATACGACAATAACGACCTTATTGATTACAGTTATTTTGAAAGAGAAGATGATGGTGCATTTTTTCAGATACCACAAGCTATAACTCAATTCTTATTACCTATGGGGATCTTTACTAAAGGTCTTAAAGGTATTAAAAACCCTTGGACAAGAAACCTTGTTGCAGGTTTTCTTACAGATTTTGTTGTAGAAGATCCATTTGAGCAAAACCTTTACAACATGGTTGATGAATATGAAGGTGCTTTAGAACCTGTAATAGACATATTGAAAATGCCAGCATCAGTATTTAAGGCTGATGATGATATATCTCCTATAGAAGCAAGACTTAGAAAAGCTTTTGGTGGTGCAATTTTAGGAGAAGTTTTAACAGGTTTAGCTGTGGGTTTAAAAGGTTTTAGAAATTCTCCTTTAGCTCCAAAAATAATATCAACCTTAGAACGTAAAAGAAAATTAAAGTTTAAAGACCTTGGTATTGATGAAGCTGGTAACGAATTATTAGATGAAAAAGTTATTGACTTAGTAAAACCTTTAGAAGTAAAAAAAGGTAAAGGTATAGGAGATACAACACAAGTACCAGAAGTCGGTGACAAAATAGAATCTACATTCAACCCAAACATAACTGGTGGTGGTATTGATGAGCTTACAGATAGTCTTCTAAATATTGCTGAATACTTTAGAGATACAGATGAATTAGGGCAATGGGCTAGGTCTGTATCTTTAGGAGATATGTTTGCTGCTTCTCAAAGACAAACAAATGGAGAAGCTTTAGAAGCTGCTAGATTTTTCTTACAAGAATTTGGTCCTTTCAAAAAAACTAAAAATGGCAAGATAATAAACAATCCAAGGTACTTACCTGCTACAACTATATCTGTAAATCAAATGATGAATAAAAATGGCGAAGCTGTTTTTAATTTATCTGCTGCTTTGCATAATGCTATAGCTACAAAAAATGCAGATTTAATAAAAGAAATAAAACCAGCATTTTTAAAGGAAGTAAAAGTATTAAAAGGTCTTGTCTACTTAAATAAAGGAGTCAGTTCTCTTACTTCTCAAACTTTAGGTGCAAGAAGAATTGCAGGTGATTTAAGAGATACAGTAACAGAAGCTAAAGATTTTGGTAGGAGATCAAGAGGTACAGAAAATATAAATAATATAAATAGAGATTTTGTTGAAAACGTAGGAGTAAGTGAGATAGATGAAACCTTTAATAAGATTTTTGATTTAGTAGAAAAAGGAGATCAAGAAGCTGCTTTAGCTCTAACAAGACTTACAAAATACTTGAACGTAGCAGGTGGTAATCCAGAAGTTATGAAACACATGATTAAAAAAGGATTGCTTTTAAAAGGTGTAGAGTTTACTAACGAAATATTTATCAACTCTATTCTTAGCGGTCCACCTACTCATATAGTTAACCTTTTATCTACAAGTTTAAATACTTTATCGAAACCACTAAGTCAATCTCTTGGTGCTGCAAAAGTTGTTTTTAGAAAAGATATGGATATTTCTTTTGCAGATACACTTTTAGCTAGAAGAGATAATTTAATATTTAAGCCAGAATTTAATTCTGATGAATTTATAAAAGGTTGGAAACAATTTATATATATGGGTGAATCTTTAGGTGATGCTTTTAATATTGCTCGTAAAGCTTTTAAGGTAAATGAAAATATACTTGATAGAGGTGCAATGGTTTCAGATGCACAACGAGTATCAAGAAATATAAATGCAGAAGATGTAAGAAATTTTGCAGATCAAAATATTGTCACTAGAGGAACAGTAAAACCTTTTGTTGATGTGTTTTTAGCTGATGCTTGGCTTCCTTCTATCTACAACAACTTTAGAAGAATAAATGGTTTCGGTTCTCGTATGTTAATTACAGAAGACGAGTTTTTAAAACAAGTAAACTTTAGAGCTTATGTAAAAGCAGAAGCTTGGGAGCAAGGAATAAGAAAAAATTTACAAGGAGATCAATTAAAAAAATACATTCAAACGCAAACAGAGAAAGTATTTAAAATTGTTGATACTGGTAGTGTTGGAAAAATGCCAAAGAGTATTCAAGATATGTATAAGAAAGCTAAAGATTTTGCTGCTGAAGCTACATTTACAAAAGAATTAGATAATACAGGAATTGCTGGAAGAATACAAAATTTTGCACAACACCCTTACGGAAGAATAGTTTTTCCTTTTGTAAGAACTCCTGTAAATATTTTTAAAACACAAATAAGACATACACCTGTTGTAAATTTATTTATGAAAGAATACAGGCAAGCACTTAGAAGTACAGATCCTAATATCGCTGCAAGAGCTAGAGGTGAAATGTATTTAGGAGGTGGATTTGCTGTTTCAGTTGGTTTGATTGCTAGAGATATAGAAAATCCTTTTGCAGAAATAGCTATGACAGGTGGTGGTCCTAATACTGTAGGATTTGGAGACTCAATAGAAGCAAATAGACAATTAGTAAAACAAAAGAAAGAAGAAGGCTGGCAACCATATTCATTTAGATTTCTTGTAAGAGATTCAAATGGAGAAATAGTTTTGACAAAAAGTGGTAAACCAAAATATAAATATATTTCTTATAAAAGACTTGATCCTTGGTCTGGTACTTTTATGCTTCTTGCAGATTTTATAGACATAGAAGGACAAATAGGAAGCCAACAAAGTAATGATTTTGCTACTGCACTTACTGTTTCTATTGCAAGAAATCTAACAGATAGAACTTACATTAGAGGTCTTACAGAAGTTGCTGAAGCTATACATAATCCTTATGCCTTACAAACTTTACTAGCAAGAAGGGCTGCTAATATTATAAATCCTGTTGCTGGATTTGGTAGATCGGTCAAAAGAGCTACAGACAAAACAAAATTAGATACTACATATTATCCAGCAGACGAAATGTTTACAGGTCTTAGACAAACTCTTAATGAATTAGCTAGAACAATACCTTTTTATAATGCAAACTTAGAACCTGATAGAAACTGGTTAACAGGTTCAGTTGTTGAATATCCTAGTGGTTTTGGACCTGATACCTTTGATATTTTAAATCCTTTTACTGCTACTAATACAAAAGATAATTATGTTCTTAGTGTTATTAATGATTTAAATATATCTTTGCAATCACCTAAAAAGTTTTTTATGAGAAGACAAGGAATACAAGGAAGTGGTATTGAACTTACAAGCAAACAATATGCAAGTTATATTAAGTATTTAGCTTTTGATACAAAAGAAGATGGTCAAAGGTTAATTGTAAAATTATACAAAGAGTTAAATAAACCTGAGAACAAAGCTTTTTATAAAACTGCTATGGGTGAAGAAGTTGATTCAACCAATCAAGATGTTATGGTTGGTGTTCAAGACAATGCAAGAGCTATACTATCAAAAAAAATAAAAGGTATAGTAGGAGACTATAAAGTAAAAGCAAGAAATGAATGGTTACGTTTACCAGAAAATAGAGAATTATTTAAAAAATATGGTGCTAATATGGAAATAATTAACAATGAAACAGCCAAAGCAACACTTAAAAACTTGGAAAAAATTAAAAACCTAGGCAATTAATTATGGCTACTAATACCACATCTACATCACAAACTCATAACGGAAATGGTAGTACAGCCACTTTTGCTATATCTTTTTCTTTCTTAGAAAATACAGAAGTTGATGTTACAGTTGGTGGTGTTCTTAAAACACTAGGCACACACTACAATATTAGTGGTTCATCAGTTACTTTTACTTCTGGTAACATACCTCCTTCTGGTACAAACAATATTAGATTTCAAAGAGATACAGATATAAGTGCAAAGAAAGTAGACTTTGCTGATGGTAGTGTTTTAACAGAAACGGACCTTGATAATAATAGTGACCAAATATTATTTGCTCAACAAGAGATTACAGATAAATTAGGTGGTATTGAAGAAGGAGCTACAGGAGATCAAACCGCAGCAGAGATAAGAACATTAGTAGAAGCTGCTACTGATAGTAATGTTTTTACAGATGCAGATCATAGCAAGTTAAATGGTATTGAAGACAATGCAACACAAGATCAAACAGCGTCAGAAATAAGAACACTTGTAGATAGTGCAAATGATAGTAATGTCTTTACAGATGCAGACCATTCAAAACTTGATGGTATAGAAGCAGGTGCAACTGGCGATCAAACAAACGCAGAGATAAGAGCAGCAGTAGAAGCAGCAAGTGATAGCAACGTATTTACTGATGCGGATCACACAAAACTAAATGGAATAGAAGATAATGCAACAGCAGATCAAACAATAACAGAAATCAAAAGTCTTATAGCTGGTAGTCCTCTTGATGCTAGTCATCTTGCAGCAAACTCAGTTACAACTTCTGAAATAGCAGATGCAGAGTTAGTTACTCTTGCTGGTATGCAATCAGGTACAGCTTCTAAATTAGCTGACAGTACAGCTTTAACTGCTGATATAGCAGACCTTAATCAAATAGATGGTATGCAAAAAGCAACCACTATAACTGATGACGATACTAAATTTCCTACAAGTGGTGCAATCGTAGATTATGTAGCTGCACAGTTAGCACCTATTGGTGGCTTAGAAGCAATAGCGAATGAAAGCTCTTTTCCTAATACACAACCAGCATCAGGTGTCGTAATAAGTATTGCTGATACTGGCGGTATGGTAGTAGCATCTGATGGAACTGCATCTGGTACTACAGTAGGTGGTACGACAGTAAATATATCTGGTATTGCTACAAACTTTCGTGGAACTTCTGTTTCTGCTGGTGTAAGATTTCTTGTTGTTTCTACGGGTGCAGGTCAAAACTATACATACCACAAAGCAACCTTAAGAGAAGATGATCTTGTAAGTCTTAGTGGAGATATAAACGATTTTGCAGAAAGATATAGAGTTGGATCTAGCAACCCTACAACCAGCTTAGATAACGGAGACTTATTCTTTAATACAAGCACAGGTAAAATGCTTGTGTATAACGGTACAAATACTGCGTGGGAAGAAGTACAAAGTATAGGTAACTTCTTTATATCTACACTTAGCCCTGCATTTGATGGCAGCACACAAAATTTTACCCTTAGTGATGCACCTACAAATGCACAACAAATTTTATTAATAATAGAAGGTGTAGTTCAGAAACCTAATGCTGGTACATCTACACCTACAGAAGGTTTTGTTTTAGATGGTAGTACAGTTAAGTTAGCTGCTGCACCTGCTACTGGTGCAAGCTATCACGCAGTAGTAATGGGTTCTACTGTTAATATTGGAACTCCAAGTAATAACACAGTAAGCTCTGCTATATTACAAAACTCATCAGTAATAGAAGCTAAGATTGCAACAGATGCAGTTACTACAACTAAAATTCTTAATGATGCAGTAAATGGTGCAAAAATTGCAGATGACTCTATAGATTCTGAACATTATGTAGATGGCAGTATAGATACTGCACATATAGCTACTGGTGCAGTCACACAAAATGAAATAGGTAGTACTGCGATTGTAACAAGTAAGCTAGCTCCTGATGCTGTAACAGATACTATTTTATCTGACCATTCTTCTGATGATAGTTTACGAGCAGTTAATACAAATCATATTAAAAGTGATGCTGTAACACAAGCAAAAATAGCTTCTGGTGCTGTAGGCTCTACTGAACTTGCTAGTAATGCAGTTACTACAGCTAAGATTGCTGACTCAACTAGCAATACTGATGGAATTACAACAGCAAAAATTGCGACAGGTGCGGTAACTACAGCGAAGTTAGCTACAGATGCAGTTGATAATTCTAAGTTAGCAGATCAAGCTGTAACCTTAGATAAGCTACCACATGGTACATCATCTAATGATGGTAAGTTTCTAAGAGCAAACAACGGAGCAGATCCTACGTTTGAAACAATAACAATACCACAAGCATTTGTAAGTGGCATGATAATACTTTGGTCTGGTAACGTAAATAGCGTTCCTAGTGGATGGGTAATATGTGATGGCTCAAACAGTACACCAGATTTAAGAGATAAATTTGTTGTTGGTGCAAATAACGCTTATGCTGTAGGAGCTACAGGTGGTGCTACAACTGATTCTATTTCAATAAGCATATCTGGAAATACTGGTGTAGAATCAGTTTTCGGTAGTAATGGTTATATACAACCAAGTCCACATAATGCCAGACCACAGCATAGTCACTCATTTAGTGGTTCTGGTAGTGCGACAGTCGACACATTACCGCCCTACCATGCACTCTTGTATATAATGAAAACATAAATTAGTTTACTATGCCTTTAACACAAGTTACATCAAGACTAATAGAAGATACCTTACGTTATGTATTAGGTGCTAGTAGTACAAATCACTATACATTTACAGGTAAAGGTCTTACAGGTGCAGTAAATGACCCTACGCTATATCTCAATAGAGGTCATACTTATATCTTTGAAAATAGAAATGCTAGTGGACAACACCCTTTCTATATAAAAACCAGTATTGCTAATGGTGGCACTAACGATCAATACAGCACAGGGGTAACAAATAATGGTGGTGCTGGTGGTACAGAAATAGTATTTACAGTACCGCATGATGCTCCTGACCTTTTGTATTACCAATGCAGTAGCCACATTAATATGGCTGGTCAGTTTAAAATTTCTGGCTCTGTAACAGATGGAAGCATAACAGAAAGTAAACTTGCTAGTAATGCAGTCACTAGCGTAAAAATTGCAGATGACGCAGTAACTACAAATAAAATTTTAGATGGTGCAGTTACCAACGATAAGATTGCATCTGGTATAGCTGCAAGTAAAATTACAGGTTTAGCTACTGACTCTATAACAGAAGGAAATTCTAGTGCTGAAATAATTGATGCTGGCACAGGTCAATTTAAAGTAGCTCTTGATGGTACAGATGCTAACTTTACTGTAGATGCTACTTCTAGTGTTTTTGGAAGAAGTGGTGCAAACCAAGCTGTACAAATATTTGGATCTCTTCGATTTTTATTGGGTTCTGGTGTTCAACCTATTATACGTCTAACGAGTGGTGGCAACATAGAAGTTACAGGTGCTTATAATGGAGGAGCTAGTATAGGTCAGGTCTGGGAGTTTGGAGGTTATCAAGGTACACATATATCTGGTGGTAATATAAAACCTCTTACTGATAGTGCTTTTGATTTAGGAACTAATGCTGTACGTTGGCAAAATATTTATGCAGATACTTTATATGGTGATGGCTCTAATCTAACTAATTTACCTGCTGCTACAACATCTATAAACAATCAAAGTAATGCTTATACTTTAGTAGCTACTGATGCTGGCAAAGCTATAAATTTATCTGGAGACATTACCATACCAAATAATGTTTTTTCTGCTGGTGATAGAGTAATTCTTGTTAATAATAGTGCAAGCTTCAAAAATCTTTTTACAGGATCAGGTCTAACTATATATAATACTAATGATCCTTCTTACCCTACTGGAAATAATACTATACCAGCTAGAGGTTTTTGTACTATATTCTTTATTTCTGGTAGTATTGCCTATATAGAAGGTAAAGTAGACATTGTACCAACATTTAATGCAACTAATAATTCTACAAATATAGTTTTATCAAGTGTATTTGGTTCAAATTGGAGTGCTAATATATCAAAAATATACAACGTTCCAAGCGGAGTTACAGTTGGAGGAACTAATGCTGGAGGTTCAGCTATATTAATTTCTTCTGGTATGGGTGGTACACTAACACTAAATGTATCAGGAACCGTAATAGGAAGAGGTGGTTTAGGCGGTGATGGTGGTTTAGGTAGTCAACAATACCAAACTAACCCTCAAAATGGTCAAGGTGGTGAAAATGGTGGTCACGGAATACAAGTAGATAGTGCAAACGCAACAATAAACAACCTTTCAGGCGGTCAGATTTCTGGCGGAGGAGGTGGCGGTGGCGGCGGCGGTGCCGGTCGAACAGGACAGCAACTTGCTTACTATCACGGTGGCCGTGGTGGTGATGGTGGTCAAGGCCAAGGTTACAACCAAAATCAGACTAATGGTGCTTCTGGACAAAATGGTTCTTACAATATAGGTGGTGTTGGTGGTACTGGCGGTAATGGTGGTACCCTTGGTAATAATGGTACCTCTGGTAATGATGGTGGTAATGCTACGTATAATACTAACTTTGGCCCCGGACAAGGTGGGGGTTTTGGAAGTGCTGGAAAAGCCATTTGGAGTAATAACGGCAACTCATGGACAAACGGTACAACAGCCGGAACTTATCATGGTTCTTACACCTAAGTGGATATACCAGAAATATATTTACCTGATACAAACTATATTCTTAAACCACCTAATACAATATTCCATCCACCTGTGGTAGAGGAACCTTATCTAGATCCAATTCTTTTACCTTCTCTGGAACAAGTTGAGTCGGGTCTGGGAGGTCAGGAATCTTCTGCTGAAGAAGAAACAACATCTTCAAAGGGGGAAGAGTTACAGCTAACACCAGAAACAATACCGACAAACCTGCCAAACCCCAAAGAAACTTTATCAACTGAAGAACCTGTAGCTACGTTTAATATACCATTTTTTGGGGAAATGCCTATTCCCGCCCCAGAGGTCATTGCCTCCTCTGTAATCGCTGCGGGAACTGCAAGCGTTGTGAGTGTGGCGGGCGGGATTGCCATGCAAAGCGTATTAGCTTTTATTAAGAAAACATTTAAGAAAATATTTACTAAGGTTCTGAAGAAAGAGGTAAAGGATCTGCAAACAAAGAAGGATTAGCTTTTACATAAGTTCGTATATTGATTACATCATTGCAAATATATGCGAACTTAGACTTAGGGTTTATCATGTAGCCTGATGCGTGAAGCTGACTACACTTCAAAACACGAACTAGCTGTTTATCATGCACTTGCTTGTCTAGTTCTTCTTTGGCTAGGTCTAGCTTTACTTTGGATAATTCGTTACAAGTTTGATTATCTCCCAGAGGTATCATAAAACTCATCTGTACTCCCCAACCTTCGTTTATAGAATAAGTATCTTCGCCCTGTGCATCATTTCCTGTATAAAAAGGAGTTACAGCCAAAGTAGGTTGACTACAAACTAAGTTTCCAAACTGCTGTTTACCTGTCATTCCATTATTAATATTCATATTCTGATTAATAATACTAGAATTACCAACCGCATTTGGTTGAGCCTGTACGTTTGTATCGCCTTCGGCTCTTGCTTTATTACTGACTAAAGACAGACAAGCTAGTGATAACGCTAGTAGTCGTAATCGTATCATTCTGTGTAATTTCTTCTATTTTAGTTCCTGATGCTCTAGTAGTCACACTTAATGACCAATCATCAGTAGCAGTATTAGGAGTAAAAATTGCATCTGTAGCTGTTATTCCTCCGCTAGAAGCACTTGTAACAGCAATATTTGAAGCTTCCCAAGTTTCCAGAGCAGACCCATATTTCTGAGTAACTATTGATCTAGTTATAGTCTGAGTAGTATTTTCAGTTCTATTGCTAGAGCCAGTTGACCACGTTGGCACTCCGTTTGCGTAGCAAGGTGCAGCTATAAACAAACTTAGTAATAATAATTTTTTCATTTGATACCTACCTTGTTTTTACTATTATCCACTATTTTAGGAGAATTGCCATTTTTCTTTTGTCCAACGGAAATTCCATAAGAACCTAGCACACCACTAACTAAACCTGCGGTAAATGCTCCGTCAATTCTTACCTTACCCATGTATCCAAGAGTCATCATTGATAAACTCCAAGTCAAGATTAAAAATCGGACAGCGTGACCAAACAGATCACCCCAATCAAAACCTTCCTTTTCTTCTTTTTCTTCCATGAAAAGTTAAGACTCTTGTTTAATACTAACAATGTAGCTATGTTTGGAAAGTAACACAATAGTTATTATGCTAAAAATCTTAAAACCAGTATTACTTAAATTCTTTACCACAACTGCTGTAAAGAGATTAGTAGTCGATTTGCTTAGAGCAATCTGCAAACAAACCACCAACACACTAGATGATCGTGCTGTTGATATGTTGGAGCAACAACTATTCCCAAAATTGAATTGATATGAACCACAAAGAATTTTTTAAGATACTTGTTGGCAATCCACCGCCAGAAGTCGAGTTTGAAATTGAAATCAAACAACGTGAAACAGAACAAATGCCTGATGAAGCTATAAGAGCATACTGTTTAGACCTAGTTAAATACACCAAGCTACAAGATTTGCTTTTGACTTCAGCAATAATGCGTATATCAGAAATAGAAACCAAATTATATCGCTATGAAAAAAGCATAGAACTATATAAAAAGGTTAGAAACCTAGGTTTTGTAGGTAAAATTAAGTATCTTCTGTTTGGCAAAACAGATAAAAAGTGATTATATTAATTAAAAACAAGACTTATTATGGATAAAAACTTAAAAATACTTAAGACCATACATTATGAGTTAGCAAAACATATACTTGATCTGATAAAAAGTGGCGAAGCAAAGGCAGGGGATTTAAACGTAGCTAGACAGTTTTTAAAAGATAATGGTATTGAGTGTATTCCTGTAGAAAACAACCCAATGGAAGAGATTATGAACAACCTACCAGACCTAGATGCTGTACCTCTAGCGGAGTTGTAATCATGTCAGAAAAAAGAGATTCTTTAAAAATTAATAAAAAGAAAAAGCTAACGCAAGCTGATTACAAAAAAATGTACCCTAAAGCTGGAAGAAGAACTACTGAAGGAATGAAACAAATGAAAGAAAGAATTAAACATGGTGATATGCACCTCCATTATGGGTTTCCTGATACACCAGAAGGTAAGAAACAATATCAGAAAGCTAAAAAAGAATATGGACTATCTTAAAACATAATCATTGCAACCCTTACCAAAAAAACTACAGGACTTTAGATATTTCTTAATTGTTACTTGGAGACATCTAAACCTACCAGACCCTACACCTGTTCAGTTAGATATTGCTGAATATCTACAATATGGTGCAAGACGTAAAATCATACAGGGATTTCGTGGTGTAGGTAAGAGTTGGATTACATCTACCTATGTAGTGTGGAAACTTCGTATGAATCCACAGCTAAAATTCTTGGTCGTATCTGCCAGTAAAGATAGAGCCGATAACTTTACTACATTTACCATGCGTCTTATCAATGAGATGCCAATACTTGCTGATTTGATACCCAGAGATGACCAGAGAAACAGTAAGGTGAGTTTTGATGTAAAACCTGCACAAGCCGATCATGCTCCCTCATGCTCTTCTAGGGGTGTCTTAGGGCAAATGTCAGGAGCTAGAGCAGATGAAGTTATCGCTGATGACGTAGAAGTTCCGAATAATTCCTATACACAACCAATGAGAGACAAACTTAGTGAAGCTGTAAAAGAATTTGAAGCGATATTAAAACCAAATGGCAAGATTACCTTTCTTGGTACACCACAAGTAGAAAACTCTGTGTACCTGACACTAGAAGAAAGAGGATACGAAACAAGAATATGGACAGCTAGATACCCACAGCTAAAAAACAACTATGGAGATAGACTTGCTCCTATTATCAACAGAAAGCTTACAGAAGGGCTTGTAAAGCCTAATGATCCTGTAGACCCTATAAGGTTCTCTGCACAAGATTTGATGGAACGTGAAGCTTCCTATGGTCGTTCTGGCTTCAATCTACAGTTTCAACTAGATACAACTCTCTCAGATCAAGATAGATACCCTTTAAAGATAAACGACCTAGTAATTGCTTCTGTAAACAAAGAATTTGCACCAGAAAAAATAATTTGGTCTAATAATCCAGAATATGTCATCACAGATCTGCAATGTGTAGGCTTCAATGGCGATAGATTTTACCGACCAGCCCAAGAATTTGGTGACTTTATAGAATATACAGGGTCAGTTATGTTCGTTGATCCCTCAGGGAAGGGCAAGGACCAGACCGCTATAAGCTGCGTTAAGATGCTTAATGGTAATTTATACGTCACAGAGTGTTTAGGACTCTCAGGAGGCTATTCTGACGCTGTTCTAGAGAAGATTAGTAAGATTGCTAGAGACAATAACATAAATCAAATACTTGTTGAACAAAACTTTGGCGGTGGTATGTTCGCTGAACTCCTCAAACCCTTCCTTATGAGGTTTCACCCATGCCAAGTTGAAGACGTTAGAAACAATAAGACCAAAGAACTAAGAATAATCGACACCCTAGAACCTGTAATGAACTCTCACAGGCTCATAATTGACCGCAAAGTGATAGAAAAAGACTTCCGTTCTAACCCTCAAGAGACACCAGAAAGAAGACTTAAGCTTCAACTCGTCTATCAACTATCTCGTATCTCTCGTCATAGAGGTTCCCTAGTACATGATGACCTTGTTGACTCCCTTGCAGGTGCAGTTGCTTACTGGACAGAATATATGGCTCAAAATGAAGACCTAAATATCTCCAAAAGAAAAGAAGAATTACTATCTATACATACAGATAATTGGAACTCTATGTTCAATAACACCATATCTCAAACTGCTATGGGTATGACTCCTCAACAAATTAGTAATAGCAACGTTTCTGACCAAGGTTTCCTTAAAGATTTCTATTAGGGACCACTATAGGAGAAAGAATACACCCGTAATTCTGACTCCATACTTAAGAACACACTAAGATTACACTAAGAATACCCTAGGGGGAAGGACCCTTAGACTGCTGCTGCATGATTAACCC